TACTTGCTTCACTTGTGGTAAAGTAGAATACTGGAAACGTAAAGGAATGCAAGCAGGACATTTTCAATCACGAAAACACTATGCAACTCGTTGGGATGAAATTAATGTACAAGTACAATGTTCGGGATGTAATGTGTTTAAGTATGGAGAGCAATATAAGTTTGCCTTAAACCTTGATAAACAATTTGGAGACGGTACTGCCGAAGAACTATTTATAAAAGCAAAAGAAATTGTAAAGTTTTCAACAAAGGAATTAGAAACTTTAATAACTTACTATAAAGACCAAGTAAAACTATTAGATAAATGATATATATTTGTAATGTTCTGTTATCATTATTGTCTTGTTTTAAAAGAGGGGTAAATTAATTTTTATCCCTTTTTTTGTTTTATTAAAAAAATTGTTTATATTTGTTAAAAAATAATACAATATGATACAATTAAATTTAAGTTACGAGCAGTTTGAGATTGTTCAACAAGCATTAAAACATTCAGTTAAAACTTCCGACTGGTGTTTGGCTTCTGATGAGATTGCGGAAGAATTACTAATCAATTTAAGGACAAAAGATGACACATTCAGAAGATTTGTTGAGGCTTAAAAATGCTCGCATAAAAGCAATGGAAAAAGAGATAATCAACCTAAAGGAACAATTAGAACTTTCCGAAGCACAAGTTGATATTTTACAAGACACATTAAAAGATTACTTACAATTATGAAAGAAACATTAAACGAAAAACTGGCTTTAATACAGTCAGAACTAAAGACAAAAAAATCAAGGTATAACTCATTCGGTAAATACTACTTTAGAAGTGCCGAAGATATTCTTGAAGCTATTAAACCTTTTTTAGTTAAGCACGGTGTAACGGTTACAGTTAGCGAAAAACTAATTGCTGACGGTGTTATTGAAACTTCTGCTTTAATAACTGACGGTTTAAATACTTATGGTGCAACTGCTATTGTTGGAGTTGATATGGAACAAAAAGGTATGCAAATGCCACAAAGGTTCGGTAGTGCTTCCAGTTATGGAAAAAAATACGCACTTGGAAACTTGTTTCTTATTGATGACACACAAGATTCAGATGCAACCAATACGCACGATAAAAAACCATTCCTAAATAAAAACACGCCACAATTTAAAAAGGTGTTTGAAGCTATGGAAAAAGGTTATACATTAGACGATGTAAAAAAGAAATATAAATTAAGTAAAGAAGTAGAATTATTATTAACTAAAAATCAATAAAAATGAGTACATTAATTAATGCAAGTATCCGAGTAGACAAACTACCTAAAGAAAAATTTGTGAAAGGAAAAGGCGAAGCAGTTTATTACAATCTAACAATTGCAGTAAACGATGAAACACGCTACGGAAACAACGTAGGTATTATGGATTCTCAAACTAAAGAGGAAAGAGAAGCAAAAAAAACCAAGTTGTATTTGGGAAATGGTAAAGTAGTTTGGACTGACGGTAAGGTTACACTTGCCGAAAGAGAAGAGCAAACAACAACTAACCAAGTTGAAGAAACTGCTGACCTACCATTTTAATTTATAGGGGGTTTAATAGCCCCCTTTTTTATTTTTTATATGCAAGACTTATTTACACAAAAAGAAACAGAACAGAATATGTATCTTGAACTCCTTGAACAAGAGTGCAAAGTAGATACAAGCGAAATTATAGAATATCCCCCAGTAGCAATATCAATGGGCGAAAAACTTATAAGAACTAAAAGCGGAGATATGCTTTTGCCGATTCCAATAGGAACTTATGGTAACTTTAGTTTTGTACAAGCACCGCCAAAAACTAAGAAAACATTTTTTATATCTTTATTAGCTTCGGTATATTTAAGTGGTAAAAACAACTTTGGTGGAGATATACAAGGACACAGAGATAATAAGTGTTTAGTTCACTTTGATACAGAGCAAGGGCATTTCCACGCTCAACGAGTATTCAAACGAGTATTGGATATGAACTCAAACAATGACGTTGGTTGTTATCACACCTACGCATTGCGTACAATAGGTTTTAAGGCACGAATAGAGTTTATAGAACATATCATATCAAACAAATTAAAAAACCAAGTAGGCGTTGTTATAATTGACGGAATTGCAGACCTTGTTTCAGATGTAAACAACCTTGAAGAATCAAACGCAGTTATCCAGAAGTTAATGGAATGGAGTGCAAAATACAAGTGCCACATTATAACGGTTATTCATAGTAATTTTGGAAGCGACAAGCCAACAGGACATTTAGGCTCATTCCTTGAAAAGAAATGCGAAAGTCAAATACAATTAGAAGCCAATACAGTAAACAAAGAATGGGTAACAGTAAAATGCAAAAGAAGTAGGGGTTATCCTTTTGAAACATTTAGCTTTGAAGTAAACGAATATGGACTACCTACGATTGTAGGAGATTTGTATGACCCTTTAATATAAAACCAAAAAAATGACAAATGTAGATGTACAATTTATCCGAGTAAAAGGATTTGCAGCAGGGTTACTGCATTATAACCCAAGACAAGAACCCGATATTGATTATGTACCCGATGACGAATACTACGAACAATATACATTGATGTTTTTCTTGTTTGCAATTCACGTTACGATATGGGAGGAATAGAAACAATATACAAAAAGCATAATGACTGGATAGATATTGTATGCTCATTTGGTTGCAATAGAGAAACCGCAGAAGATTTGGTTCAAGAAATGTATATAAAAATACAACTAAAAATAAATAAAGGGCTTGATATATCTTTTGGAAACGATGAGATTAATCATATTTATATTTTTAAAACACTACGGACTTTGTTTCTTGATTTAAAACGTAAAGAAAAAAACATATATTTTGAATCGGAAGAAGTTTTGGAATCGTTTGGCTATAATATACAACTAAATGATTATGATAAGATTTACAATGAAGTTAAAAAAGAACTAAAAAATATGTACTGGTATGATAGGAAAATATTTGAGTTGATTGATAACGGTAAAAGTATTGCTGAATTGTCAAGAGATACAAACATTTCTTATTATTCACTTTACAACACATATAGAAAGGTAATTGAAAAACTAAAGGAAAAGTTATGGGATTAGGAGATTTGGTGTACTACTTCACAAAGTACACAGGCATTCGTTATGTATGGAAGAAATTGTACCCCGATTGTGGATGCGATGAACGTAGGGAAAAATGGAATGAACTTAAAGTAAAAAGAAATGGCTAAATTTAATCAAACCGATTATGACAAGTGGACTGAATTTAGAAACTCGGTCAAATCAACAATAGTACAATCCGAAAAGGAATTGATTGTCAATCTGTATTCGCATTATTACAAAAAGCCTTACAAAATGCCTTGCACTTGCAATGGTAAGATATGGCAAAAAATGATTAACGATTTAAACGTAATTTATAACAATGGACTTTAAAGATGTAAACAAGTTAGAGCAAACAGTTGTTTCTTTCCTAAACTTTGATAATTGGAATTTGGAATGGTGCGGAGGTGGTTACGACCATTTCGATGCCAAAGGCAAAACTCCTAAAGGCGAAGATTGTGTGATTGAGATGAAGTTTCGTAAAAAATACTACAAAGACAAAATGCTTGAAAAATATAAATACGACAAACTTATGGAACTTCCCGACAATGTAGTCAAGTTATATTTTGTGAATGACCCAAAAGGAAACTATTTATATTGGCTAAATACAATCAAATTACCAAAATCAAAAGAATTATATTGCCCCGATACAACCCTTTGGACTAAAAAGAAACTATTGAAACCAGTTTACTTGTTGGAAGAAAATCAAGCAACACTTATAAACTTAAATAAATGAAAACAAAAAAATATACCCTGCGCCAAGAAATGAAGCAAATGCAGGAAGTATTGATACAATTATTTACACGCTTAAATGAACAAGGAAAAGTAATTGTTGAATTAAAAAAAGAAGTTGAATCATTAAAACCAATAAAAGATGCCATTACCGAAGCCATTAAAGACGGAAAAACAAAATGAGTTTATTCAAAGATGTATAACTGATGATGTTATGGTTAAAGAATACCCTAACGTACAACAAAGATTAGCAGTTTGTTCTGTTATATTTAGAGATGAGCGATAGAAAGAAGATACCAGTTTATTCAGGGGTGTTAAAGTATTTCCCCGATGCGATACAAGAAGTTGCAAAATGCAGTTACGCAGGGCAACAACAACACAACCCTATGTTACCTTTGGCTTGGGATAGGTCAAAGAGTGGGGATGAATTAGATGCACTTGCAAGACATTTGTTAGAAGCAGGAACAATAGACACGGACGGAGTTCGACACTCCGCAAAGGTGGCTTGGAGGGCATTAGCTAACTTACAAAAGGAAATTGAAAATGATGAATAATAACAACAGAAAAAAAATTATTGCGATGCGCAGAATAACCTGGTTGGTGGTCGGAATAGTTACGATAATGATTTGGTATAATATTTATAAGATATTTTTTTAATCAACAAAATTGTTTATATTTGTAATTCAAAACAGAACAAATGAGAAATTATTTAGAACTACAATACCACGCTGACGTAACAGAATCTTTAGAGATTATTCAGAAGTGGAGAAAGCAAAGCGACAACGAAGAACTTACAAGGCTATCAAACGCAATACTAGGAATTTCTGTATATGTTGCTAACTTACAAAACGAACGCAAAGCCTTTGACCGAATAGTAGGCGAATTAAGAGCGGACAAATGGAGAGCGGTTAAACGAGCACAAAAAGCAGAAAAGTTATGATATTATTAGTAGATGCAGATTCATTGGTGTTTGCCAGTTGTTACAGAAAAAGGGAAAACAAAGACGATTATCCTTATTATACAGATTTAGACGATGCTATTGCAAAGTTTGATGAGCAATTTATGAAAATAGTAAATGACCTTGAAGAAAAATACAATATTGAAAAGGTGCTAACATTTAGCGGTTCAAAGGGAAACTTTAGAAAACTAATCACGCCAGTATATAAAGCCAACAGAAAAAAGCAAGAACTACCTCCATTATTACACGATGTACACGATTACGTAAAAGAACAATACGAATCTATTTGGGGAATGGGAATAGAAACAGATGACTTGGTTGCTCGTTACTGGTATAATTTAAGTAAAGATATAGGCAGAGATAATGTAATGATTGTATCTATTGACAAAGATTACAAACAGTTCCCTTGCCTTATGTACAACTACCATTATAAGCATCAAGAGATATTGGATATTTCAGAAGATGAAGCAATGTACAACTTCTATGAGCAAATGATTGTGGGAGATACTGCTGACAACGTAAACTACTTCAAGGGCAAAGGAAAGCGATTTGCAGAAAAATACTTTGAGGGTTGCACAACAAAATACCAATACACTAAAAAGCTATACGAACTGTTTAAACAAGAGTACAAACAAAAGGCACGACAAAAATATACAGAGTGCTATCATTTATTAAAATTAAGAACAAATTAAAATTATGAATCCACAAGAAGTAGCTGATAAACTAAAAGAATTAACTGGTTTAAACATATTCAAAAATACAAGACGTAGAGAATACGTTGAATTGAGAGCGGTGTTCTTCCACATATTAAGACATAAACACAGATTTACATTAAGGGGAATACAAGAGATTTGCGAAAAAAACGGAAGGAAAATAAATCACGCAACAATCGTACATTCATTAAAAGAATACGATATGTATTGCAAAGCAAATAAAGACCTTGATAAAATCAATGATATGTTTCCTATCAAGTCAATGCCTAAAGTAGAAATCAAAAACGCAGTAGAACAAATATCCGTTATAAGAAAGCTACACAAAGAAATAGACAACTTAACATACCAACTAAAGCGCAAAAGCAACTATGTAACGCCACTTCATAAGTTAGTTAATAAAATACCTAAAGAAAGACAATCGGAAGCAAAGGAGCGCATTGAATTGATGATTAAGGGCTGGGATTGGAAGTATGAAGATAAATGCGAAATTATCGGAGGATTTAATTCAGTAGATGCGTACTAATGATAGTAAGAGAAAACGAAATAAAAGTAATAGATAAAAAGATAGAAAAGATGAGTAAAGGATTGAAGAAAGGATTTTGGGCAGGGTTATTAGCATTTGTATTGGCAAAGATAACCCATTTATTAGTAACACTTGCAATAGGCATTTGGCTTGTTGTAGCGTTTGGATATACGGAAACAGTCAGAGACATAGCTATGTTTATAGACAATCCAATAGTAGGCATTATATATCTTATATTTGTAACACGATTTATTTACTTTAAGATAACAAAATGACAAGAACAAAATTTGAAATACTACAATTAAAGTTTATGCTAAAGAAGATGAACTATTGTACATTTAGTACAGAGGAAAAGAAACTACTTAAAGACATAATAAAAGAAATAAAATATGAGGAAACTAATTGATAAAATAATTGGAATATCTTTAACAATAATAAGTGCTTCTGTTCTGTTGTTTTATATAGGACTTACAATTTACGGAATCTATGCAATAATATTTGGATAATGAAACAAAGAGCGATAAACAAAATAGACGCACAATTAACAATGCGTAAAATAGATTTAAGACAAACAGAAAGCGACAAACAAAACGCAATAGGCTTTATAACTGAAGAACAATACGAATCACTTATAGAGCATCACAAACAAGAAATAGAAGTATTGAAATACATTTTAAAAAAGATACAATGAGAAAAACAACATTTGACAAAGTATTAAATTACTTTATTGGCGAATTAGATTACTATAAAGACGAGGGCAATCAAAAACTAGTCAATCACTATTTAGACGAAATAAACGCACTACAAGAAAGATACCAGTACAAAAACGCTAAATAATTACGTTATATAATTAGAATTAATAATAATTATTTTTTAATTATGGACGGTAGAAAAAACAATGGTGGGCATAAAAACGCAGGTAGAAAGTCAAAAGCTGAAGAATCTAAATTGATTGAGAAACTAGATAACTTAATTGATAGCGATGACGTTATAAAAATGCTAGGTAAGAAAATCAAAGAGGGCGACCAACGTGCTATGACTTTGTACTTCAATTATAGATATGGTAAGCCAAAAGAATCGGTTGATATAAATTCAAGCGAGGGATTGAATATAAACTTCAAGGATTTGATTAAGTTCAAATGATAGAGATACACAATAAGTATTCTCCAATTACTGAATCTGATAGTCGTTATTTTATTGTTACTGGTGGACGTGGTTCGGGGAAATCTTTTACATTAACCTTATTACTTGTTTTGCTTACATACGAAGCAGGACACGTTATATTGTTTACACGCTACACGCTTACTTCGGCATACGTTTCTATTATACCCGAATTTATAGAGAAGTTAGAATTGCTTAATATCTTTGGCGATTTCCATATCACTAAAGATGAGATTGTAAATAAGCGTACAGGAAGCAAGATAATATTTAAAGGTATCAAGACATCAAGCGGCGACCAAACTGCAAACCTAAAGTCATTACAAGGCGTTACAACGTTTGTTTTAGATGAAGCCGAAGAACTTACCAACGAAGATACATTTGATAAAATAGATTTGTCTGTTCGGAATATGCTCAAACAAAATAGGGTTATTCTTATATTGAACCCAACTACAAAAGAGCATTGGATATATAATAGGTTCTTTGAATCAAAAGGTATACAAGAGGGCAGCAACGTTACTAAAGGCAATATAACGTACATACACACGACTTACGAAGATAATAAAGAAAACCTATCAGAAAGTTTTTTACAACAAATAGAAACGATTAAACAACGCAGACCGAATAAATATAATCATCAAATATTAGGTGGTTGGTTAAATAAAGCTGAGGGCGTTATATTTAGCAATTGGAAGATAGGCGAGTTCAAAGAAGTAGGCGTATCTGTTTACGGTCAAGATTACGGATTCAGTTCAGACCCAACAACACTTGTACAAACCAATATAGACGTTTCTAATAAGGTTATTTACCTAAAGGAATGCTTTTACTTACCCAGCCTTACAACAAGCGAAATAGCGCAACTAAATTTAAAACACGCAAAATCAAATTTAATCATTGGAGATTCAGCAGAACCAAGATTGATAAACGAACTTAAAGGAAAAGGGTGCAACCTTACAGCAGCTATAAAAGGACAAGGGAGTATAACGTATGGTATTAGCTTATTACAAGACTACGATTTAATAGTAAGCGAGGATAGTATAAACCTTATCAAAGAACTAAACAATTATAGTTGGTTGGAAAAGAAATCAAACACGCCAGTAGATAAATTTAACCATATTATAGATGCGATTAGATACGCAGTAAGCTATCAACTACAAAACCCCAATAGAGGACGTTACGCAATACGATGACAAACCAAGATATGATACATTTAGTTCAACACTATATTAAAGTTAGAAAGGGTTTTAATATAAGAATAAGCGAACCTAATACTCCGAGCCAGTTTTTAAAACTATCAAAAGCCTACGAAGTTGCATTAGCTTACTTTAAAGCAAGATAAGAAAAACTTATAGTAGGTTTGTTTACTATAAGAAAATAGTATTGTATATTTTGTATATTGTCATTTTTTAAACGTTATATATTTAGAAATGCAGATATATATTAAAATCTACACATATATTAAAACCAAAAAAAGCATTTATAAAGTATAGAGGACTTGGGGGGATTCTATTTAATTTTTAACTATGATACAAAAAGTAATTATTCACAGGAAAGAAAATAAGTATATTTATGGTTCGGCAATTACTGACGAACAGATATATCCGTTTATATACAACACTAAAAAGAATTGTTTTAAACAACGCACAATAAAACTTACAATAGACGAAGAAGATTTGAAAACTATTCATCTACATAATGAAATAGAAAAAAAACTAAAAAAAGTTATTAAAAGTTTTGTTAATTAAAAAAAAGGTTTTATATTTGTACTATAAATAATTCAAAACAAAACAAAATTATGAAAACTATCGCAAAACAAAGAGTTCAAGAGTGGAGAAATTTAGGAATGAATAACCAAAGTATCATCAACCTAGTTAACGGAATGATGATGAATAAGATAAATAGCAATAATATGCTGTTATGTTTAGAAATCAAAAAACAATTATAAAAGACAATATAGGGGGGAGCAATCCCCCTTTTTAAAACAGAACAAAATGAAAGCAAATTTAGTAAAGTTAAACAAGTTAAAAGAGGTTTTAGAAGAAAAGCTTGAAAGTATGGAATGGGCTATGAACGAGCGTTCAGAAAAATGGCACGAAAGTGAAGCCTGTGAAATACACGAAGATAAAATGAATGCACTTGACACTGCTATAATGAATATAGATGATGCAATAGATGAGTTAGCAGAAGCGTTTAATTTACAAGATTTATTTTAAAACAGAACAAATGGAATACAGAGGTATAAGTTATTACTACAAAGAATGGACTACTTGGAACGGTAAACAAGCAAGTGCATATTATTGTGATGATGAAAATTTATTAAGGGATTTGCAATTAAAATCTTTTGGAGAATCTACAAAGGAAGAAATGCATTCAAGAATAGATTACATTATAAACAACTACGACAAAGAAATTGAAAAGCAAGTATTGTCACACAAGGCAGCTTTAGAATTTTATAATTTAAAATAGATATGATACGGAAATTTTTAAAGAAAGACAAAAACAATATTTACTGGTTAGCAACTTTTTATGCAGCAGCATTTTTATTAGTACAAACGTTTTTATTATTTGCAGGTTTAATAGATAGTATATAAGAGTTTTTTCATTATAGTTTATTGTTAATTGAGTTTGAAGAGGTAGTCGTAATTGGCTACCTTTTTTTTGTTTCAAAAATTGCGTTTAAAATACGTTATATAAGTATGAAGATTGAAGTTATCATACCAAACGATTTAAGCGAAATTACTTTAGACCAATATCAAAGGTTTCTAAAGATACAAGAGAACAATACAGATGAGAAGTTTTTAACTTCCAAAATGATTGAAATATTTTGTGGTATTAAGTTGCCCGAAGTATTAAAGATGAGGGTTAATGATGTAGCTTTAATTACAAACATCTTGACTGAAATGTTTGAAAGCATTCCTCAACTTGTACAACGATTTAAAATGGGCGGTGTTGAATATGGGTTTATTCCCGATTTGGATGATATGAGTTTAGGGGAATATATAGACCTTGACACCTATCTAGGCGATTGGGAAAACATACACAGGGCTATGGCGGTATTATATAGACCTATTAAAAACAAAAGTGGCAACAGATACAATATAAAGGACTATGACGGTAAGGGATTTGAGGATATGAAAGATATGCCTTTAGATGCAGTTTTAAGTTCCATTGTTTTTTTTTACAATTTAGGGATAGAATTGTCGAAAGCTATGATGAATTATTTGGAAACAACGGAGGAGGAAGCCTTGACCGAGTATCTCAATTCTCAACAAAATGGGGTTGGTATCAATCAATTTACGCACTCGCTAACGGAGATATTACAAGATTTGAAAATATCACTAAATTAGGAATGCACAATTGTTTTATGATGTTAGCATTTATGAAAGAAAAAAACGAATTAGAATCGAAACAAATTAAAAGCAAGTTCAAATGAGCCAACAGGGAGTAAGAGGTTTTTATCAAATTACACAAAAGATAAAAGACCAGCTATTATTGGATGAGAATGTAAACACGGTAACAACTGGAGATATTACGGATGTAGATTTGTCAAAGCAAACTATATTCCCATTATCACACTTAATAATCAACAACGCAACCCAAGAGGACGGTGTATGGCGTTTCAATATGTCAATACTTGCAATGGATATTGTAGATGTATCTAAAGACCCAACAACCGATATATTTGTAGGAAACAACAACGAGCAAGATATACTTAACACACAATTAGCGGTACTCAATAAATTATTCCAAGTTTTAAGAGGTGGTAATTTGCATTTTGATTTATATCAAATAGACGGAAATCCAAGTTGTGAACCTTTTTATGATAGGTTTGAAAATCAAGTTGCAGGTTGGGCTGCTTCTTTTGATGTGTTAATTGCAAACGATTTACTTATTTGCTAATGACGTTAA